CATCGCCATTAACCAGTGGAACCTGGTTACGGAACGCCAAGGCTTCGGCGGGATCCATGGGATTCTCGGAGATGTATCCCTCCCTCGCATAATCAAAACACGCGAAGTTGACGATACAGAGGAGGGGGAAAGACAAAGGATGGCCCATCATTTGGCCATTTGTCACACGGATAGTGTGATCCTTCATGTACACCCCACCCCTGATAATCTCCTTATAGTTACAGGTGCTCGTGTGGAGCGACACTTCACCAATATCCCGCCCCGGCGCGTCCTTCGGAACGCCGGCGTAAGCGGAAAAGGTGGCGTGCATGCTCAACCCATCTGTAGCCTTAGAGTAATCACCACTGAACCACGACCAGGAAGCAGGGGTCCTGTCACGTAACCCCTGCACCCTCAAGTTCAGGTCTGCATGTCTCATCGTCGACTCGGGCCGCCGCTTCCATGCGTCTAGCATGGCCCCCTGTAGGGGTTGCACAACCGAAGCCAGGTAACCACAATTCTTTGTGATCGTCCTGAACTTACTCGGCTCTGCAATAGCGACGGCTTCGACCCGGAGTTGAGACTCCTTAACTGAACCGCCCCAACCCCTCCCGGGGTCAAAGCGGCACTCGTCCTCAGAACGCTGGAGACTGCCGTCCAACGTGCGAAGAAAAGTTTGAAGGTTCTTTTCTCGCCACTCCGTGACGCGCCGATGCACGTCACGAAGCTTGCCAAAAACCTTCTCCTCTTGTGAGGGGACCGGACCAGCCAAGCTCAGCGCACCGCCTTGACGGCGGCTTGCTTGCAAGCAGGCACTTCCAGAAGGAACGAATTTTGTTCCACTGGAAGGTCCGATCTGGCCAAAAACGCTTCGAGAAATAAACTCGATTCGATTCTTGAGACCACTCGGCGGAACCAAGGACTCCCTTGACAAGGAATCCGCGTGTTCGCCGAGGGCTTTCAACTTCTCCGATTCCGGGAGCTCGGGCCACGCGGCCTTGGCTCCCTTTTGGAGAGAGTAGAGAAACGAGACGTCTTTCCGTGCGAGGGCACGAACGACGCAGCGTCTTAACCAACCCTTATATAGAGGTCGGGACACAAAATCTGGCTTCTGCGGGACCAAGGGGTCCCCAAAGCACCGGCAGAGCAGGAGGTCATTATGGTACTTGACAACCTTCTGTAGCTGAACCTCGTCTTTGAAAGTTTCGAGGTAAACAGCCATCTCCGTGAAGCAGGCGACGAATCGAGAGAATTCTCGGTCGTCAAAGAGCCCGCCCCTCCGGAGCGTCCGCCGGGTGACAAAAACAGTCACCAGACTATCCACTATGCACATGACCGACGCGCGTGCGCCGGCTGCCTTCCGGATCAAGGAAGACACCTTACGTACGCAGTTTGTTACTGAGACCGTGGATAGAGTCCCAATTTCATTCCGCATACGGGTAGCCGCTGTACCACCAACAGTGCGGCAGGGGCGCTTTTGCGCCTGGGGGGGCGAGGCAAGTTGTTCAATCTTGCCCGCCCCCCCGGGGCCGATTCCGTCGGCCCCACCCGGGAGGGATATCTTTCCCTCCGGACGTGTG